GTACGTGTTGGTCGCGATCAACGTCGCGTCCGCGAACTGGAGGATCTCGCCGCCCTGCCCGTCAGCTGGCCCGTAGTACGCCGCGTTGCCGCCGCTCAGGACCGCCTCGTCGGACAGGGACTCGAGCGCATGGCTCGGGTAGAGCAGCTCGACGACCAGCTCATTGCCGTCATCCCATGATGCTGTCGGCCCATCCCCGATCGCGGTCGCGACGTCGCCCGTCTCGGCTCGCAGGTACGCCTCACTCAACTCGTTGTACGTCACGCCGCCGTCTGACGATCGCTGTACTGACGCGCCGCGCCAGCCAGACTGCCCCGCATCGACCGCCCAGTAAAACCCCGAGTCGTCGTCCAGATCGCGGAAAATCGGAGTGTCGAGTAACAGCAGTCGAGTCTCGCCGGGGAACGCAACGGCGTTGCTCGGCAGCGTCGTCGCAGCCCCGAGCGCGTCGGAGCTGTAGATCTCGTGGTCATCCCGCTGCGCCTCCCACTGGATGACGCCATTATGACCGCGGGTTTTACTCGTGATTTTATAGGGGAGGGCCTGCTCGCCAAACGGTACGCCGGTTGAGTCCCCCGCCTCTAGCCCCATCCACTGGTCGGACGTACTGAACGATACGGTGCGGCGAGCTGCCCAGGGCGCCCACAGGAGCCGATCAGCGATACGCCGCGCCGCGTCCGCATCCAGTGTCAGTGCCAGCTCGACCTCGGTTTTACTGCTCGTGTCCCCCCCATCCCGGATCGCGCTGACGGTTCTGGTAGTCGAAATCCGAGTCGGCGAACGAGAGCGCGACCTGTTTCGGTAGCCCGATCGACCGGAGGTTAGCGTACCGTGCAGGCTCGATCGGCCCGGCGTTTGCGTCCCGTCCGCCCATCTCGTCTGTCGGTATCACCCCGCGCATCCCGCGCAGACGGCTGACGAAACGGATCTGTCCACCCTGCTCGGCGATGTCGAGATTATACGCGGTGGCGAGAGGGACCAGGGCCGCAGAGACGGACATCGACGCGCCGATCATATATCCCTCGACCTGGTCGCGGTGGTTCGCGCAGCTGACGATACCGACGCCCGATCGATCGGTGAGGTCCTGTATGACCTGCCCGAGGGTTATCTCCTCGTCTGCGACCAGTTCGACCTCAATCGCGTACGGCATCTGGTTGCCGAAATCCGCCAGCTGGAGATTTTTAAATGTCAGGTACGTCCGGCCACGGAACGCCGGGGTCCCGCCCGCGCCGAGGTATGTCTCGATCAGTGGGTCTGCGATCTGGGTGGTGGAGCCAGGCCAGAAGCGGACTTCGTCCATAACCACATGAGTACCGTACGATTTGTCGATCAGCTGCCCGTTGACTAGATCGACGGCGGGCAGGGATATTCCGACCGCGTCGAAAACTAGTTTCCCATTCATCCAGATGCGGCTAAACCGGGCACTCGGCCGAGCGTTGATCTGGAGCGCGAACGACACGGAGTAGGAGTACGTTTTCGTGGTCGTCCCGCCGCCGCCCTTGCCACCCGATTTTTTCTTTTTGACCGCTTCGATTAGCCCGGTTGACCAGATGACATTCCCCGATGCCCGGTTTTTCGGGCCGTACACCAGCCCCTGAACAGCGCCGTACGTGGACGTGGTAACGCGCAGATCGTCGAGTCGCGGACCGACCAGCGTCGGCCCGTCCGGCGGGTTGATGATACCGCCCAGGGTGTAGCCGATCGAAAACCCCTTAACCGCCCCGGCCGGACCGCCCGAGACAAACCCGATGACACCGCCGACTACGCCGCCGACGATCTGCCCGACGCTAGATCCGCTCATTGCCCAACCAGCCCAGGGTACCGCCACACGGAGTGCGTGCGCTCGCGCCACTCGGCAGAGTACCCATGCTCGGCGACGAACCCGACATCGTACAGGGCGTGGATGATCGTTTCCCCGAGGTACAGCGCGAGATGCATCGGCAACCCGTCGCGCCATTGAATCCACAGGATATCTCCGGGCAGCACATCCGCTGGGTCGATCTCGTGCAGGAACGTGCGCATCGCCTCGCCCATGCGCTCCGGGCGGGGAAGACGGCTGTACGCCGCGAACGGGCGCCACTGCGCAGCGTCATCCGCCAGCACGCCGCACGCGTGACCGACGGCCCGGATCAGCCCGACACAGTCGACGCCCACGCTGATCAGCGCGGCCTGGTGCCAGTACGGAGTTTTCCGCCAGCGCCGGGCCTCGGCGCATATCGCGTCACGGAGCGTGTCATTCTTTGGCATCTGGTGCCCTCCTGAATGCGTCGGTACCGGGGATGTCCGGGTACCCACCGAAATCAACCAGATCGGCGTTGTACGTCAGGTGCGCAGATTTTGTCTTCGCACATCCGGGCGTCGCGTCGTAACCGTCGCCGATTTCGATCGGGTAGAACAGAGGCTCCCACAGGACGAACGCGCCGCCCGAAAAATCCTTCACGAATGACGTCTGCCCCGCATTGTCGCCGCTGGTCCACGTGATCTGACCGAGCTCAAACTCGCGGTCCGCCTCGACACGGGTTGAATCCGTGAAAATCCGCCGTGTGGAATTCGTCATCGCGTCAGGCACGGCTAGCCCCGTCACACTGCCGGATACGACGAGTGGCCCGAGGTCTACCGGGCAGCGTGAGTCATTGGAGTTGCCGAACTCATATGGGCAATCGGCAGTGTACGTTTCGGGCAGGGCGTGCTGCTGCAGGTACTGCTGATCCGACAGGATCTCCTGTGAGAAACTGATCTCGCCCTGCGTGCTGTCACCGGTGGTCCCGCCCATCAATCGCCGCGGTATCTCGCCCGTCTCGTTATCGCCCCACGGGACTAGCCATACCTCTAGTTTCGCCCCGTCGAACAGGCCGCTGTACAGCTCGACCTCGTCGACGCCCCCAGATGCCAGGATACCCCGTAGCTCGACGCTGCCGGACTGCCCGACGATCGCCGACAGCTGAACGGCCGAGCCACTGACCGAGTCGCACGGTTTGCAGGACACGCCGCGGAACGTCAGCGTCTGGTCGTGGTCCGTAAAACCGTATACCTCGCCGTCGGTCCTCGTGATAATCCACACGGTGGCCTGCTGCGCGAAACACGGGGACCAGTCTGCGAGCACCAGGGCGGGGGCCTGTGTGACACGTACCTGAGCATCAAAACCGGTAATGACCAGGACCGGGGCCTGTGTGACACGTACCTCGTTTTCGATGATCTCACCGAGCACCAGGACGGGGGCCTGCGTTACCTGCGTCTGCGCGTCAGGAGCCTCAGGAGCCGCGACGACGAGTACGGGGGCCTGTGTTACCTGCGTCTGCGCGTCAGGAGCCGCGACGACGAGTACGGGGGCCTGCGTTACCTCCGGGCGGGCCATCGCCGTTACAGAGTCCGAGCGAGTTTGAGTTGCACCGCATCAACTGCCGTTGGGGTCCATGCCGCACCGGTCGCCGGGTCTGTTTCGAAAACGTCTGCGCGATACGTCCACTCGGTCGTCATCGGGTTGTCCGCGCCATTGACCTCAGATGCCCCGGATACCAGCCCAACGGTTAAATTAGCATCGCCTGCCTCATCTTTTTGTGCCCTGACGACCGGGATGACCGCTACGATGTTCGCGGCGCCCGCGGGCAGGTCGTCGAGGGTAAACTCGGAGCTGGGGGCGGGGCTCCCCGTCGTGTCCTCATAGATGTACGTGGTGTCATCGTCCGGGTCCGCCTCGTCGATCGCCTCATACCCAGACGCCGCGCCGACAACCGAAAAATCGGCCTGCGCGGTGTTGCCGTCCGGGAAAAGTGTAAACACGCGTTTGTCGCCGATGAAATCGTTATTGCCGGACCCCGTCGTATCCCACATGATGAGATCGTCGATGTACGTCCCCGACCCATCGCCCGAGGTGGCACGGGACATCCCGAACTGTGCAACCGTGGGGTTCGCCTCATAGTACAGGAGGTCCACGGACGCCTCGTTTATGACAGTCACGCCGTTTACGCGGACCTCGATTGAGCCTGTGTTCCCGACGGTCGCTTTGAACTCGATGTGCTGGTGTGTCTCCGCGGTGATTACCCCCTGCGCAGACTCGGCTACAATCGGCCCGCTCTGATAGTGATTGCGGACCTGCACAGTCCCCGTCGACGTGATGTTTATCGTGAACTGGCTGAACGCGCCATTCGCCCCCTCGGATGCCCAGAATACGAAGTAGTTCGTAGTGTTGAGTACGGGTAGCGCGGTCAGGTATAGGGCGAACCCCATCCCGAATGTTGTTAGATCGTCGCCGAAAATACGGCGGTTGGCGGAATCGGCGGTGGTGGGCCGGTAACTGTGTGTGCCTGTTCGAGCGAAACTCGTCGTCAAGGTCCCCAACGCCGAGGACCACAGACCGTCTGACATGTTTGTTTCTGTGAACCCATAATAATCGAAACTTTCCGCCCATCGAATAGCCATACCTCACCTCAATCGGCGCAGGGCCGAACCTCAATTAGGGATAAATCCGCGAAGCCAGAAATGCCATACGTCCGCACAATGCCGTCGAACGCGTCGTCGCTCTCAAACCGCACCTCGACATCATAATAAAACCCCGCTCTCACGATCATACCCGCATTCGGTGGCGTGTCGAATGTCACGACGCCCGTGTCCCGGTCGATCGCGTACGTGAACGCGGGTGAGTACGACAGCGGATCGTTGCCATCCAGGGTAACCGACGCGGACGCGACGACCGGATGATAGATGGTCCGCGTATACGTACCGGGGCCGCGTGTGTATGTTTTCACGAGCTGGAAATTCGTGGTTGTGCCGTCCCCCGTCCCGAGCGTCTGATCTGTGCCGGAGATCGTCGGCAGCAGCGAGTCGTCCGTCACTGGCTGCGTCAACGCCACTGATGCGCAGTCGAGTGGATCCCGGAAAGGAAACGTACGCGCGGGCCCGGCCATGACCAGCCAGTGGTCGTGGATCGCCTCGAATACGTCATGGTCCCGAACGGCCTCGGGCAGCGTGAACCGGTGCAGGGGGTGCTCCCAGCGCTGCCGCGCCCGCTCGGCCCCACTGTCCACCGCTACGATCGCCGTCGAAAACCGGGGGGTGCTAGCGCACGGGTAGCCGGGCACGCAGTCCGCCAGGTACACATCGATAAACCGGGCCATCAGGTCGCCCCCAGCTTGCGCTTAACGTCCCCTGCGATCTGGCGGGAGGACTGGCGGAACGAATCGGCGTTCGGGGTGGACACGTTGATGACGATCGGCCGCGTGCCGCTCGCCGCCGTGTCATGTGCGGGCACGATCGTGCCGCTACCGGCCGGTACGAACAGCTCCGGGCCGCGCTCGCCCACGAGATATGGAGTCCCGCTGGTGACCGGACCGCCGGTAGCGCGAGCGCCCAGGGACGCGCCCCCGAGCAGGTTCGCGACGTCGCCGAGGCCGGACGAGGTCAGCCCCTTGAACAGCTGTTTCATCAGCTCCCGCGCGGCGATCTCCGCCGCCATCCGCCGCAGCAGAGTTGAGAAATTTTTCTCGATCGAGTCGAACCCGTTCTCGATCGGATCGAACAGGAAATCCTCCAGGCTCTGCGTGAGGTTATCCCCTATCCGTTTGCTGAGCTGCTGCATCTGGTCCTCGAACGACCCTGCGCCCGACGCGGCCGAGGTATACCCATCCGCGAGTTTTTCGAGTGCCTCGCGGAACTGGTCGGTACTGAGCACCCCCGCATCGTGCGCCTGTTTCAGCGCCCCGATATCTGCGATGTACTGGCGGGCGACCGGCCCAATGTCAGACATGCGGTCCCGTAGATCGGACCACGCGGATCGAACGGTTTCGAGCGACTCCGCCTCGCGATCGAGTGACGCCTGCAGTTCAGCATCTGCCCGGAGCTGCTCCTGCAACGACTCTACCAGTTTCAGCTGTTCCGTCGACGCGCCTTTCAGCCCCAGTTCGTACCGTTTCGCCGCGTCCGCAGACATGCCGAGTGTGTCGACCTGTAGCCGCAGTTGATCGATAACCCTCGAGATCTGTTTCGCTGCGGCCTCGGCCCTTTGTGTATCAACGTCCACTCCGACCGGTATCGCGCCGAGATCGGACAGCCCTAACTCCTCGCGCAGCTCGCGCATCTGGGCGGCTACCTCGGCGGCGTCTTGCCCTGCGGCGTTAAAACCGTTTGACCACAGTTTGCCGAGTCGCTCCTCGACCTCGCGTGTCGCACGCTCATTGTCCTCCGTAAACTGGTCGATGATGGTACTGGCCCGTCCGAAACCGGTCTCCACGGATCCGGCGATCGCGTCGTCCAGCCCGCCGCGAGCGAACCCGCGCAGGACACCGCCTAGGCTGATCGATGTGTCCTCGATCGCCGCCTGCGCCGCTGCGGTCAGCCCGCCGATCGCCCGGCCGACGTTAGCAAAAGTCGTGCCGAGTGCGAGCGCCGTAGTCGCGACCCCTTTGAGCACCCCCGCCAGCACGGTACCCAGCGTCGCGACCGCCTCGTGGTCTGCGGCCAGCTCGATCATGAGGCCCGACAAATCCTCAAGTGCCGGCAGTAGCTGAGTTGCGAGCTGGTTTTTATACCCCTGCTGCTGCGCCTGCAGAATCGTGAGGTTGTCCAAAAACCGCTCGGAGGCCGCGGATGTCTCACCGTCCAGCACCAGTCCGAGACGCCGGGCCTCACTGCGCAGCCGAGCGAATTCCTCGCGGCCGCTGACCAGTAGCGGGATCAACTTCTGCCCCGCCCGCCCAAACAGTTCCAGCGCGATTCGAGTCCGGTTTGCGTTATTTTCCGCCGCGGAGAACCGATCAATCAGATCGCCGAACACGTCATCGACGTTACGGATTTTACCAGACGCGTCCGTTACCGAGACGCCCAGGGTGTCGAATATATTCGACGCGGTTTTCGTGCCCCCCGCTGCCTCGCTCATGCGTTTGTTGAGGTTGCGCAGCCCGAGTTCCAGTTCCTTCGTCGATACCGATGCAATACCGGCGGCGAATTTGTACTCGTTCAGAGCGGCCGATGTCAGGCCGAGGCCGCGCGCTGCTTTAGCGTTGGCCTCTTCGAGTCCGATCGCTTCCTCGACCATGCGACCTAGGGAAAACACGGAAACCGCCGCTGCTGCGGACGCAACGGCCCGCTTGAATCCGCGGGAGAACGCGGCGGCGCTGCGGTTGGCCGACTGTTCGAACCGCGAAATGCGCTTGTCGGCCTGGTCGAGCGACTTCATCAGCTTGATGTTGTCACCCTCCAGCCGCACAAGAAGTTTCGCCAGATCTGCCATTATTTTTTAACCGCCATTGACCGTAGGTACTCGCGGAATTTCCGCCGCTGATCGGCGTGCTGCGTCCGCGAATCTCGCAGCATAAAATCATCGTGCGTCAGCGCCCGAGTGCCACGCCGACGGTGAGGGTTCGTGAGTGCCGCGGCTATGATGCCCGCGTGCATGTTATCTCGAGTCGCGCCCCAGGGCTCGCACCGATAGTACTCCCCCCATCGCATGTACTCTGCCGCGCCCATCGTGTCGCGCAGCTCCTGTACTGTCCGGCCCAGGGCGAGAGCTAACCGATGCTCAAACCGCTCCGCATCGGTTAGCTCCGGTCGTTTCCCGAGTCATCCCCGCCCAGTCCGGACAGCAGGAGGATCTCCTCGACCACGTGTTTGACGAACCTACCCGACTCGGCGACTGCGCGATGCGCGTCCTCCCCGGACAGTAGCGCGGCGCCCGTGTCCGGGTCCAGTACGGCTACGCCCAGCAGGTAGGCCAGCGCGTCGGATGTGCCCTGCCCATACAGCTGCGAGAACTGAGTGCGCTCCGTGATCGACATCTCGCGGATGGTCAATTCTCCGCCGTCGACCGATACCGTCTTACGGCGCAGTGCTGCGGCGCCTAGAAACGCCTGTGCTGTTTTGATGCTCATTACGCGGGCACCGTAATCGTGTTGATTTTACAGCCGAAAATAAACGTGTTGCGGTTGTCCACGACGGGGCCGATACGCCAGCTGAGGGACACCACGTTGAGCGTGTACTGCTCCGTCGGGCTGATATTCTCGTCATCGATACGAATGTTAATGTTTGATTTGTTGATGACAGCATCGCGCAGTCGCTTCTGCACAGTTGAGTTCGGGACGTGGTTACCCTGAAACTCGACCTCGAGGCCATCCGCGAGTGCCCCTTTATACTGGCGGAAGCCGCCATTACAAAACGCGGTGACGTCGACCAGCCCGTTCGTCTGGCCAAACTCCGGGATGTTGAAAATTTCGCACCACTCGTCGAATGACTCGGGGGACGCGGCGTCGCCGATGTACATTTTAAAATTGCCAACTGTTGAATCCGCAATCGTGGGCATCTGCCTATCCTCAATTTAGTCGTGGTGCCATACGCGCCAGTCGCAGGACTGGCGGAACAGGCCGGGCTCAATGTCTGAGAGATCGAACTCTCGGTCTAGAAACCAGTGTACCAGCGTAATCGCGGGCGAGCCAGTAGCGCCCCTGTATGGCTCTAGCCGATCGGTTACCGCCTGTGCCAGCTGCACGGACTGTAGATACGTCGCCGCATAGCAGTCGATCTGGAACGACGTCACCATCGTGCCGTCCGTACCGCACGGGAGAAACCGCCGGTCGCGCCCGGTTTTACGGTACAGCACGTAGGGGGCCGCGACATCTTGCGGTGCGACACCCGGGAACACGCGGGTGCCGACGATGGCGGATACCTCCGCGTCTGCCGTCAGCAGGGAATACAGCGCCTCTTCAACCAGCATTTTTAACAGCCCTCAGTATGGCCCGCGCCAGGGCACGATCAATCGCCGCGATCTGCTGCGGCTGGGTCTCCTCAAACGCGGGGCGCAGCCAGGGCCTGCCGGTGCGGCTGGAGTTGCCGCGCTCCAGCTCGACGAATTGCGTGGCGTAAAATGCCTGTGCCCGCACCCCGACTACTGCGGTTATGCGCCCAGTCCGTCTGTTGATCGACGTGCGCACCACGACGGATCGACGTGCGAATCCGGGCGCGACCAGCACACCGCGATAGGTGCGGTGCGCCTGAGTCCCGACGGGTATGGTCTGCCGGGCGCGTTTCGCGACGATACGGGCCGCGGCGCCTAGCGCGTTACGCACGGCCCGAGCCTGCACGCTGTTCTGCAGCTGGCGCAGCTGGCGCAGCAACTGTGGAGTGCCCGTTACTGCTCCAGTCGCCATCAATCCGCCCTCCAGC